GGGATAGAAGTGGAGTCCGATTGCGTTTGATGACGGGACAATCGCTCCCGATATGATGTTGTTTCCATAGAGTAAAGCTCCTGAGACAGGCTCACGAATACCATCTATGTCAACTGGTGGCGCAGCTATGAAAGCTATGATAAATGCTGTTGCAGCGGTTAATAGTGCAGGGATCATGAGTACACCAAACCAACCGACATAGATTCGGTTGTTGGTACTCGTAGTCCAGTCACAGAAACGCTGCCAGTTGTCAAATGGTTTGGTTAATGTGGCTGTAGTCATTTATAAAAAGTGTTTAAAAAATACCAGGAATTAATTGTCCTGTAGTTGCATATGCTCCGAGAGCAGCAACGATACCAATCATTGCTAGTTGGCCATTAGTTCTTTCGGCTTGCTCCATGAAGAAGCCTTGCTCTTGTTCGTTCATAAGTCTTGGGGGTGTTTCGTTTGCAAAAATGTTTTGTCTACCGTATTCGGTTATAACTGTCATTGATTTGAAAGATAGGTGAATGGCGATGATGAACTGTCAGGTCGCCATGACTACCTAAAATGCAATATTAGATCTTTCTAATTTCTCCATGATTGCCTGACGGTATGCAGGGTCATCGTTATATCTGTCATCCTCCATAGCTTTAACCATCTCAGCTTGACTCTTAAAGACATCACTGGATGAGCTAGGTGGTTTACCTGCAATCATTTTTCCGTCTGTACCAACAGCATCTGTATATCTACCCATCAATGCTTGAAGTGCAAAGTAGCAAGCGAGAGGATCACCTCTATCTACTACTGTGTCATACATCTTCTGTTCATTAGTACTGAGGTTCTTATTAGCCCAACTGATGATTTGGTTATACCTTTCTTCACCACCAGCTGTTTGCATAAGTTGAGAGACGTTCTCTTCAGTTAAACCTTTTGGTTCAGTAGCGTTACGATACCTTAAGTATTCTTTAGCTAATTCCCCAGGGTTAGTAGAAGCTAGTTCCTTTAATGTTTCATCACTAAAACCATCTTTATTATCCCTCTGTTCCCAAAGAGAATCTAGTACGCTGGAGTCTTTATCTTTAGGCTCTTCTTCTTTTGGCTCTTCGGTTGTTTCTTCTGAGACAGTTTCTTCAGTTTCATTAGATACCTCTTCCTTGGGTTCTCCTAATTTTTTTTGTAATTCTATGTAGGCGGATTCAAGATCTTCAGCATTCTTATATTTACCTGCTAATAGTTGATCTTGTTGAGTCTCCATTTCCTCACCAACCTTAAGTGAGTCCATCTCTTCTGGAGTGAACTCAGGGGTTTCAGCTGGTGCTTCATTCATTGTTAATGTTTCTGCCATTAAGCTCCTTGTGGTGGTTGTTGTCCTTCTAGTTGTTGAGCTAGTGCTGGATTCTTAGTTGGGTCTGCTATAGGTGCCTTAGCTTCCTGTGCAGCTATCTTCCTTTCTTCCAATGCCATAGCTTGTTGTTGCTGTTGTTGTTCTCTCTGCTGTATCTCTTGCATTGAAGTGACAAGATTTAATACATCAATACCTTGAGCTGCAGCTAATCGTTTAATTGCTTCCTCTGGGTTGATGAACTTCATTAAGGACTCTGGACCCATTGATTGAGCAATAGTTTGTAAGAACATCGTTAGACTTTCTCTATCCTGTCCACGTCCAAGTGCATTAACACCTGCAACAATCGTAGGTTTAACTAAGTCGTTAGGTAGACGAGGTATTTCTCCTGTCTTTTGGAATACGTTTAGCTTTCTGTTTAAGTATGGTACTAGGAACTCAACAGTGAGTAATGAGTACAAGCCTCCTAGCTGTTGATCTAGTTCCATTTGTGTCATCCTTACTTCTTCCGCTGTAGTACGTTCGCTGTTCCTGACTTGCATGATTAGGAAAGCTTCACTTAGACGCTTCTCTAATTGCATTGCCATCTCAAACGCTGTACGGAAGTCAGCTGTCTTACCAACTTGAACCACACCTATATCATCTGGTCTACCCTGGATGATCGCACCGTTACCAGCCGTGGCTAGTGTCTGTGGTTTGGTTGTGCTACTTGGACTAACTGTGAAAACTACCTTTGCTGCAGCTGCACTACCCTCTACGAGAGCTTGCATTAATGCTTCAAGGGATTTCAAGTCACCCATAAATTCTTCGACCCTGCCTCGCCCGTAGGCTTCACCATCTACTGTATTGAAACGTAGAGGCAACCAAGGTGTAGCTGTTAATGGAGCCTTACCTCTGGATGCAGGTATAATATAATCGTAAACTTCCTGATGCCATACGACTCGGTTGTTCTCACGTCTTACATGAGTATAGACATCACATTCTTCATTGTTCACGTATGAACTTTCATCAATGATGTCCTCAGCCTTAAGTCCTAAGATCTCCTCAGGTACAATACCTTCTAATAACTTGTGATTAATACGCTCTTTAGTGATAATTTCAATCACGTTGCCGTTACCATCTCGTTCTAAAACATAACGATTTAGCGGGAACATCTTTAAACCTTGTTGACCCATGAAGATCAATACGTTACCTGCGACTACCAAGTGTTTTATTGCTTGGTGTACGACCACACGGTCACTTGAGGCAGCTATTGATTCGAGTATGGTTCTCTCAATCTTTGCAAAGGAAAGGTCTAGTTCTGACTTAGCTTCAGGTGGAACACCACCCTCTTGTAATGAAGAGTCGTCGAGTTGTAATTTAAAGAAGCTTGTTTGTGGAGGGAGTAATGCAAGCATCAACTTTGATGCAAGTGTTACTACACCCTTAGCCCCTACGGATTGCCAAGGAGTTATTAAATTCTTAGCTCCTTTACTCTGCTCTTCCTCTCCTCTTACTAGATAAGGTAAGGTTAATTCTGTTGCTTGTTTCGCTACGTTTAGAAACTGGGAACGATCGCTGGATAAACTATCATATCTTGATTTAGCTGTCATTGTATTAAATGTTTAGTGTGCTTATTTTCATCGATCTTCCTAACTGTCCAGTACCTGAACGTGTTCGACCTTGGTTATAAGCTTTTGATCTTCGTATCTTTACTCCTTCAGCACTATCTCCTAATGTCCTATAGTTCATAGAAGAAGATATATCTGATAATCTTTTTTGCAAAGCTTCACTACCTGCATCAAATTGCTCTTGTAGTCGTTTATCTTGTGCTTGTAATTTTCCAGACCAAGTTGTATCTAATTCACTAAGTGCTGTTGCTCTATCAGATTCGACATCTCCTCTTAAACCTAATATATCCTGTGCGGTTGATGATTCTAGATCACCTAACTGTTTAGTAAAGTCAGTACCTTGATCTCCTATTTGCTTGGCAAATGCTTCTTTAACATTTCCTAAGTTTGTAGCAGCTGTCTCTTTATAATCTCCAAACGAACCTTGTAAAGCGTCTAACTGCTCAGATGTAGTACCAAGACCAGAGGTCAATGCGTCTACACCTTTTGTAAGTCCTGCAGTAGTTCCAAACAAATCTTTTATATCACTACCTAAAGTATCCTTTAAAGTATCATGTTTTCCTTGAAACGTTTGTGATAAATCGTAGATATCATCTGCATAATCATCACGTATTGAAAATGCTTCTTTCTGAATAGCAGATTTTATTGATCCATCTTCAGATAATGCATCCTTTAAGTGATCACGTATATCAGCAGTTCTATCGGTACCAATAGTATCTTGTAAGTTTTTTAATTTATAGGCAAGTGAATTTTCATCAGTCAAATCACCACTTAGTAGTCCAGTAAGATCATCTCCTACACTTGTGTTTATAAGGTCTTGTACGTCTTGATCACTTAGAGTGTCTAAACCACTTAGTTCAGTTTGAATCTGACTAGCTACATCTTCAGAACTTAGATTGTTTAGACCACCTATTTCAGTTTGAATCTGACTAGCTACATCTTCAGTGCTTAAGTTATTTAAGTTTTTGAGTTTTGTATCAAAGCCAGCAAACTTATTAGTAAGGTTTAAAAGATTACCTTCCTCATCGCTAAGAGCTTTTGTAACTGCACCTATATCCAACCCACCAATGTTTGTAACACCGTCATCGTCTAAAGTCAGACCTAAAGCTTCAAGGTTTTGTGACATCCTTGTACCAAAGTCTGACTCTTTCATAAACCCACTAGTACCCGTCGAAAGTAGATTCGCGAATGAACCTTCTGTATCGGCATCACCTGTATATTTATCCGTCAACGTCTTTAATCTATCTTCAAGGCTAATTACTTCACCTGTTTGAGTATCGGTATCCCACTCATCTAGTCTTGTTTTAAGACCTTCAATTAAATTCCAGTTAGCATCAGTACGAGTATTAATACCTTGGATCTCTTTAATCCTATCCTGATTCCAATCCTTTAGATTTGCTATATCGCCAGAAGCTGTATTCTCGTTGGTTACACGATCAGCATTTGCTGTCCTGAATTCTTCAATGAAACCATCTATGGTGGCAGTATTACCCTGAATCAAGCCGAGATTACTTTTAATCTCATCCATCCTGTGAGTGTTCCACTTACCTAAAGTGTGATTACTTGCTGCCATTTAGCCTTCCTCTATTCTATTTCTTATCCACTCCACAACTGAACGTTGACCAGAGCGATACATAATTTGTTCCATCTTTTCATCTGGGTTTGGGTTAAGTGGTGGATGGATTTCCTCTAGTTCAAAGAGGATTGTTTCAAGAGTAGGTCCAAGGATCGGCTCAAGAATATTGGGG